AACTTCATTACACCGCCTGCATTTCCATTGTATTCGATAGTCTTAACCAATGAGTTAGTAACTCATTGGTTAAGACTATCGAATACAATGGAAATGCAGGCGGTGTAATGAAGTTCACCTATCGTGAATTTGCAAACGATATGGCTCGTGCAGCATTTACAACAGATTTTTCTGTAGATTCTAAGGGAAGTGACGTTATCGCTTACAAAGGTGCCAAGTTCAAAGTGAACAAGGCTGATAACTCGTCTATTTCTTATACAATTATTTCTGGCTTTGACAAGGCTGTCACGTTCTAGGTTTCACGCTTACTGAGTATGTTACGATTTTGCACATTCTGCATAAACGCGCATGTCTATGCTGCATGAGATCGCATGATCGTTTGAGGATCTTTTGTGTTAAGGCCCGCCAGTTCTGGCGGGCTTTTGCGTAGATCATGCAGGTGCATGAAAACCACTACATAAAGCGGGCAGGCGTGGCGGGGATACGAGCGCGCGTTATGACAAATAGATGATTAGCCTGATTTATTCACAGCTGTATAAATGATCACCTTGTAATTAGGTAAGTAATGTCTTCTATTATCATTGATTTGATAGGATTAATCTGTTTTTTGAGGATTAGAGGATGATTGAAGAGGTAGTTATTGACAAAGTAGGCTCATATAATGGCCCTACTCAGCTTTTACATGGGCTTTCTAAATTTAACTATTTATATGGAGCTAATGGTGCAGGTAAAACAACTATAAGTAAAATTATTAATGACCCTGAACAATATCCAACATGTCCGATTAAATGGAAAAATAATATATCTTTAATAAGCTACGTATATAATAAAGATTTTGTTGAAAGAAATTTTAGTCAAGATAAAATTAAAGGTGTATTTACCCTTGGTAGCGATCTTAAGGAGGATGAAGAGAAATTAATATCTCTTGAAGAAGAAAAAAATAAGCTAATAGAATCTATTATAGCAAAGGAAAAGCTAATAGATGGTGGTGATAATATATTAGGCGTTGTTAAACAAATCGAAGACCATGAAAAATCTTTTAAAGATTCATGTTGGAAGCAAAAAGTAAAACATGATAATGTGTTCTCAAAGGCTTTTGAGGGATTAAGGAATAGTAGTGAAAAATTTAAAGCTAGAGTGTTGGCTGAGTATGAAAATAACACATCAGAAGTTTGCTCAATAGCAGAGCTAATTGAGAAAGCAAAAATTGTTTTTTCTACTGAATTGACATCACATGTATCAATTACAATTCCATCCTTCAATGGGATAGATGATATTTTGAGTAGGGAGATTTGGAGTGAGCGTATTCTAGGGAAAAAAGACGTTAGTGTTTCAGACTTAATTACAATGCTCAATAACAGTGATTGGGTTAAGGAAGGTTTAACATATTTCAGTAAATCTAATCCCAAGTGCCCATTCTGCCAGCAGGATGTAAATGATAATATATTTGATAATCTATCATCATATTTTGATAAAACATATGAGTTAAAAAAAAGAGAAATCGATGCATTGGTTTTACAATATGAACATCAACTTAATAATATCTTGCAGGCGATAGATGATATAAGGGCGATTAAATCTCCATTCATAAATTATGAAGTGTTTGAGGATAAGGCTAAGATAGTATTATCTGAATTAAACAAGAATTTTGAATTGGCAAAAAATAAACGCAATTTTTTAAGTGAATCAGTTCATTTTAGTGACTTAAGTGAAGTTGTTGATGATTTTATTTCTTTTTTGAATGATTCAAATCTATTGATAGATAATAATAACAAAATACACAGTAATAGAAAGGTAGAGGCTAGTAATCTTTCTAATCAGATATGGGCATATATCGTAAAGGTGGAGTTAAAGTCTGAAATAACTTCTTACCGTAGCGAATCTGATAAATTTAATAGGAAGTTACAAGGGCTTAAATCTGGGTTAGAGGAAGACAAAAAGAAGTTAATGTTAAATGCTTCGGCTATTGAGGCAATTGAGTCTAATAAAACCAGTACTCTTCCAACTATTACAAAAATTAACAAGATTCTGGATTCTTATGGCTTCAAAAATTTTTACTTAAAACCCTCCGAAGATAAAAAGCATTATATGATAGTGAGAGATAGTGGAGATAATGCTCGTACAACCCTTAGCGAGGGAGAAAAGACATTTATCACTTTTTTGTATTTTTATAGCCTTGTTAGAGGGAGTGATAATGCATCAGGTGTTTTAGATGATCGTGTTGTAGTATTTGATGATCCAATTTCAAGTTTAGATAGTGATATTCTGTTTATTGTAAGTTCGTTGATTAAAGATTTAATGGAGGATGTTCGTAAGGATGAAGGAAATATTAAGCAAATTATATTCCTTACACATAATATTTATTTTCATAAAGAGTTGACTTTTAATACTAAAAGATCCGGTAATCAAGCAATGAAAGAGGAGACTTTTTGGATTGTAAGGAAAAAAGGGAAGGTCTCATATCTTGAAAAGTGCGAATCAAACCCAATAAAAACGTCTTATGATTTGCTCTGGTGCGAATTGAGAAGAACAGATATTAATAATAATACTATACAAAATACAATGCGAAGGATTTTGGAGAATTACTTTAAGATATTAGGTGGGATGGATATTAGGAAGCTTGAATGTCATTTTTATGGTGATGAAAAAATCATATTTAAATCTTTAGTGTCATGGATTAATGATGGTTCTCATTTTGCAGGTGATGATCTTTATATGAATTTAGATACGGAGTCTGTGCAAAAATATTTAATTGTTTTTCAGAAGATATTTGAGTGTAGTGAGCATACTGCCCATTACAAAATGATGATGGGTGAGTTTTATAGACCGTTAAATGAGTCACTTCATCTACAAGATGAGTTTGATATTGATGATAGTGCGAATGATGAGTATGCTTCGTCAAAAATTGAGATAGAAGATGGAATAAACACATCTCTACATAGTAATACATATTTGTAATTTTATTGCAATTGCCAGTAGCAACAATACGGTACTGGCAACTAATATTTTAGTTAAGCTCATATGGAGAAAATTCTATAAGTTTCTCCCCGAGCCATGCGTTTATTTCCATAAATCGTTTTTGCAAAGGAATTAATTCATTTATCACAAAAACCTTACTAGCCTTCTCCACATCCCCAAACCCCCCAACATTATTAGGCATTATCCCCATCATTTGCGGCGGCACACGGTGTGCCGCCATCATGTCGTCCCGGCTCACGTTCTTGATATTCAGAAACTCATCCTTCGCCGCGACTTCTGACAACGGGATAATCTGAAGCCCGTCCTTTTTGCCGTTAGGAGAGTACATAAACAGGTTGCGGAAGTTGCCTGGCCCTTTGGCGCTTTTCATTGCGTTGCGGAGGTTGTTCACATCTTCTTGGTTCTGTGCGGCATCGGTCATGTACATGATGAAACCTGCATGGCTGCCGTTGATGTAATACTTACGGCGGAACAGTGTGGCGGACTCGTTGAGCAGGGCTGACGGGATGGCAGAGAGATAACCTGGCAGGCCGTAGATCTCCTGGTTGATGTCCGGTTCCATCAGATGAAAAATGCTGCCTTTCGTGAACTGATACGGCTGGGCTGTCATACCGTCTTGCACAAACCAGTAGGTATCCAGGTCTAATCCGCGTCGGGTGTATTTTGCCAAAGCTGGCTCAAGGGCGATAACTTCACCAAAGCGGTTCGTGCGTTTCTCCAGGTAGGCGTTACCAAATACCAGATAGTCCTGCACAAAACGCGAAAAAGCCTGCTGGCTGAGCAGCGGATGAGGGATATAGGTACTGGTCAGAATGTTGCACTTTACTGCAATCGGGGAACTGTGATGCACGGCGGCGCGGAAGGTGCGCGCCAGTCCATTAAAGCTGACGGGCGGCTCATACCAGCGATCCATCTGTACGCATTCCACATAGTCCAGCAGTTCGCGGCGGTCCAGCACGGGGATGGGATCACCAAAGCTGAAAGCCTCAGCCGTTGGGCCGTTGCTTGGTTTTGTGTCGTGACCAACTGTTACCTGCTTGGTGTTTTTACGTTTGCTCATTCTGCCAGTTCCTTGCTAGCGAGAGGCCATTCGCACATAAACAGCATTTTCCAGTCCTCTTCTGATAATTCTTTTTTCATATCGTTCAGCCAGTTATCAGTAAACAACATTGCTCCAGATGCTGCTGCGTCATCTGCGGTGAACACCATGCTGGTTACGCTGTTGTTTCTGCATAGCTTTTTATATTCCTGCCGTGCCTCTGGGTTAGGGCTGGGAGTGGTGTAGTAGGTGGCGTGGTGGTGTGCGTGCATAGAAATCCCTTTAGCGATGGCAATCATATTTCTCGGTGATTCACTCCAGGCATACTCTGACACGTAAACATTTCCACTGAGTGCGGAGGTGAGACTGCGGAGGTCGGTAAAATAAATTACTGCACCATTCGGAAGCTCCAGATGACTTTTGCCTGATTTTATTTTTCCAGTGTGCGTATAAGCTGCGGCCTGGCTTAAGAATGCTGATACATAGGCTTTGATTGCCTGCGCAGATGCTGTGCTGCAGCAGAGGAAAATCTGGTTACGCCCGGTATGCAGTGCATCGTTCAGGGCTTCATAGGAAAAAAAGAAATCCGCGCCTGCCTGGCGCATTTTTGTGAGTACACGGTTTCTACTCTTTGGGCCAGTGTTCCACTCATACTGGTAAGCAAAGAAAGAGCTATCCACCGGAAGTCCCGCGATAGTCATGAGGTTAGTTGGGATTGGGGGCATCAAAAAATCTCCACAATATTGCTGTTATTGGCGGATTCGCCCTGCAGCGGTTCGTTAAACAGTGCGTGCATTGTTGCCCAGGCCAGATCGGCGTGGCTGGCTTCTTCGCTGCGGCTGGCTTCATAGGTCGGGCGGTTGCCGCTGGCAGTGGTGGCGCGACGGATTGCCATAAAGGACTGCGCTATGTCGGTGTGCCCGGCGTCAAACTCCAGGCGGCGGTGGCTAATAATGTCGTAGGCCTTGAGTACCAGGGCGTTTTTAACGTTGGGGTTGTAGACAAACTCCCGGACGGCAGGAAAAAACGCTTTCACGTTCTCGTAAACCCCGTGACCGACGCCGGTTGAGTCGATACCGATGTATGTCACGTTGTACTGTTCAGTCAGTACAACGTGACATACATCGGTATCGACTCAACCGGCGTCGGTCACGGGGTTAACGAGAACGT